TAATATCTGCTTGTTCGGTATTGTCAATTTTATTTTGTTCAGGTTGACTATCGCCCAGAGTAATTTGCCGACAAAGATGTAACGTGCCGGGAGGAGTCCATAAGCCGCACCTAATGCACGTACTGCCGTAGCTGAAATCCACATTCATCATCTAAATTCCTTTCTGCACATCTGCATCGATAGTGATTGAACGAATTCCAACTACTTCCCATCCATCTGTTTCAATTAGAGTTGAAGATGCTGAAGCGTGAGGGAGATCGTTTGCACTATTTACTACAATAGGATGAAAGCAAGAATCTGGTTCATTATTAAACGAACGGTGAAAGAATCCAGTAATAAATACTGGAATAATCCTTTCACCACGAACAATAGCCAGATCGTTAGGTCGATCTATATGCCTTATGAATAAAGGCATATCATGAGCTATTTTAACTGCATTTCCGTAAGTCATTCTAAGATTCCTTTCTTGTTTTGCGGCTCTTCCGGTCTCGAACCGGACTTGTGCGAAAGAACAGTTATGACTCCCGCACGCCCCAAACGGCAGAGCCTGCCATCCTAAACCGCGTCCTTGCGGCTCATTATCCTTGTTTTGCGGGCGAGGCTTTGCTTGCTTTGGCTTCCAAATAAGCGTCAACATCCGCAACAATCCATTTCTGGATTTCCGTTTTCCAATCGAACGGCACTTGTCGAAGAGGCATCAAAATACCGTAGAATGCGGGGTCACAATTAAACAGAATTACGCATCCTTCATCACCATTTTGTCCAACCCTTAAACTCTCTGCTCCGTACTTGCTTGAACCATTAAGAATTTTCGCCGCCTTAGAGAACCGAATCAGTAATTCAGGATTATAGGTTGCGGAAATACCACTCGTTTCCTTAACGAGCACTCCCCGATAATTCGGGAACGGGCGTTTAACGGGCTCAAAGATCACGTTTCCAAGAGCCCAAGTAGTATCGTCAACCATGTTTCTACAGAGTACCACTTCGGTCATCTTTTTCGGAATAACCGACAATGCCTGCTTTACAGCCCAACACGGTATAGAAATAGCGAACGGTTCAGGCACGTCGTTGCCGGTACAGGGTCGTTCAATGATCCCCATTGTGCGACCGTCGATAGCAACCAACCGCGTTGTTCTGTGTTCTATATTTGCTTCGACACGCACCACGTCAAGATTCCTCGTATCAGTATATGCCGTACGTGCTGTGAACAAAGAGACCGCTTTGAGGTCTTTGACCAAAAGACTTACTTTCATTCGATTAGAATCCTTTTTCAATCGTTGTTACCTGCCACTTTTTTGCTATGGCAGCGTTTATTATGCAATCCCGAATGAACCGAGCGCCTTCGATGGTGTGAGCACTCCTAAGAGATATACCGACGACGCCCGGCTCAGACGTAACCTTAAACCGACCACCTTCTACTCTGGTAATTGTGACAATACAGCGTAGAGTATCTGTCAAACCAGAGTTCCATTGGATTCCGCCGATTCTTCTTGGGTTGTGTAACTCACAATCTTCTTAGCCGATTGCTCGGTCGTTTCGCCGGAAATACGCGCTCGTGCGGCTGTAATTTGAGGAGATAGTGCCTCAAATTCTGCTTGTGGAAGGTCTTTGGTGATCTCGGTAATATCCGCCTCTGACTTTGCTTTGGTAATCAACGCGGTTAATTGCAAGCGACGAACGTCGATTTTATCGTTCGACGGAGTTGATGACTTTTGGAAACTACCAAACGAAGCGAGTGAACGAGATTCGACAATCGGGGGGAACGCCTCATCAACTGTAATTTCCTTATCTGCCAGAGTCGTCTTTATCCCTGTGAGTTTCTCTAACTCCTCGATACCTATGTCACTCTCGCCGGAAATACCAAGTGCGGCATAGACACGATTAATGTCAATTCCCAGTTTCATCAACCAAGTCATGACTTTCGCCCGACGTTGTGTGATAGTCGCGGTCGATCCATCACCGGCAATAATTGCCCGCACTTTACGTTCGATTGGACGACACAATGCTCGCGGAATGACTTTGAAGGTCGCGTCCCGTTCTGCTTTGCGAAGAGCCGCTTTTGCGACAACAATCCTCATTCTTTCGGAGTATGGTTGCCCAGCAGAGGTAACGGTCACCTCTGGAACTTCGGCAAATTGCATAACATTCCGTTCGAGGTCATGACAAAATCCGCGCGCTCGAACGAGCCGATCTGTTTGCTCGATAATCATTGATCCAACACGGATATTTCCGTAAGTCGTGGCAACGATTTCAGCCATTCTTATCGACATTCCGTCTGCATAATCCTGAACCTTTTTCTTTGTAACCGGATCGAAATGACTTCCGACCGGTCGATTGTAGATGCAGGATTCTGCTGTTTCTTCGTCTATTGTTGCGATTTCGGTGGCGTCGCGGATAAACTCTGATATTTTGCGAGGGTATTGTTTTGCCGTAGATACCTGCATATCGATCTCCGCGCGTGTGATCGCCTCAAGAGTCGTTATCGACGCAACAGGCAACTCGCCGCCAATAGGTTCATCATACTCGATGGTGTGATTCATTTCTGTATTTCAGCCTTTCTGATGGTTACGCGCGGCACTTCCGGCACTTCGATCAAAGCACCGGCGTCGCGCAATTCTTTATAGACTTCCTTGACGTAGGAATCTTTTCCGCCTCGTTCGGCTTTCGCCTTGAGAGCCGGCTCAAGTTTGGTTTTGACGATTGTCAAGCAACAAGCAAGTTCCTCATCGGGAAGATGCTTACTAATTACTGTCAACCCCACGCTGGGTTTGATTACCTCCTTCGTTGCCGGTACGAGATAGATCGGTTTGGTGTCGTCAAAATCCAAGACGGATTTAACGATATTGCGCTGTTGTTCGGCGAGTTTGGCAAGCTCTCCGAGAATCTGCCAGTACTTCAACTTGTCTTCAGGCTTGGTTAGGTCGATTACTGCATCCTTACCGACAAATACCTCAACGCCAAATCGTAGCATTTGCATCCTTGCAGGACATGCAAAACGGCGCGGGCAATAGGTGCAGTGGTCGCCAGTATGGAGTTTGTTGTCACGGTTTTCAATGGCTGATTTAAGCGACTCAGCCCACTTCATTATATCATCGTAATTCCATGTTTCAGACTGGATTTTTCCAAACCGGTCGATTATTACTCCTGAAATGGTAAGGTATTCACTTCCATCTTCTTGTAGTAACACAAGCCAAGCATAACAAAGTAGTTGCGAGATATGTTTTGTGGCAATGTGATTCTCGTCACCGTCGCCTTGAGCTAACCAACCAGATTTGTAGTCGACTACGATTGGCACGTTATTGGTAGTGATAGCAACTACGTCTGGATGACCAGAAATAACAACATTTCCGCCGATTTTTCTTTTGTATTCGTGTCTATAGGTGTGTTCTACATGAAATCGATCAAACGGCTTTGTCGCAAGATAATCAGAGAACGAGTTAATGATCTTCTGCGCAACCTCGTTATCCGATTTCCATGATCCACTCTGAATTGCTTTGGCAATTTCGGCGTGAATAACTGTCCCTTCTGTTGTGTAGGTCTGAATGACATCGGCAGGGGTATAATCCCCGTCCAACATACCCATACATTTATCGAGTATAGGAAGAGACGAGGCGCGGATTTGAAGTGGATCACTCATACCGCGTCTTCTTTCTGCGCCCACTTCAGACACATCGCATTATGACCGAGTGTCGCCTCATTGGGTGTTTGGTATCCACAAAAATCAAGATTTTCACCGTTGATTTTTGGAATTTCGCATTTACAGCCTTCGACTTGGCAAGGAATCCCCGCCAGAAATACCATCGTTTCGTAATATCTCTCATGCCCGATGGTTTCGCCGTTTGGATGATTTTTAAGATATTCAATATCCGTTTGTTCACTTCCCCCAGATTCGCGGGGAGGTACAAACTTACCGACAGTCGAGATGAGATAGTCGCCGACTTGTGTGGTTAAATGGAAGCGACACCATTCGCCAATAATACAATGACCAGCGAATCCAAACCACTTCCATTGTGAATGATCTATCATAACGTTTCGACCTCCTTGATTTTTCTTTCGATTCGTCGATAATCCGTTATTCGGAGTTCGACGAGGTAATTCCCACGTATGTTCATTTTTCCTCTTTCAAAGGTTTTGGGCGGCTACAAGCCAAGAAATTGCTTCTTTTTTACGCTTCAGACGATCAGATTTGGTTTCTTTAGGTATGGAAGATGGGTTATACAAATCCCCTGATCTGCTCAATCTGTAGATTCTATAAGGCTGTTTTTCGGCAGGCTTATAAGTTGGTAAAGGTTTCGGACGTTTCATTGCACTTCCTTTTGATTAACTGCTCTTTCTTCTATCCCCTTTACGTCGTTCCTCACTGATCGTAAATAGGATATTTCCTTCTATATCTACTTGTTGTCGGATATTAGGTCGCTTACTCTTTTGATCTAAATTAAAAAGAACATCTGGAGAAATTTTAAGGCTTCCACCAAGTTGGTTTATAGCTTCGATCAAATACGTCTCATATCGATCGAGCATGAGGATCAAGGTTTCCCTATCCTGTAGGAAATAATACATCTGATTCTTCCTTTTTGATTAGTTTATAAAATTTAGCTCCACGACGGGGAGTCGAACCCCGCATATTCCCCGTTGCAGGACAACCGGAATCCTGTTAACGTCATGGAGTCAGCTTCTTTACTCGTCAGACAACTCAATCGTCTCTTTGACTTGCGACTTCACCAACAATAATCTCTTTGATGATATTACCGAGTTTAGTTTCCGGCTCTGGAGGTAAAAATGTATCCCACTTTGTTCTAACAATTCCAAAATTCTTGGAACAAACCGGACAAGCCAGCTTGCTGATACGCGAAGGACACGGGGCGATCTCCCCATTCCAGCCCGAAAGATATAAGATGATGTTTGTCGAACGGTTTCTTTCATCATAGGTAATCTCTTTGCCGCAGAAGTCGCAGTAGTGTTTTATCATTCTTCCTCCTTTGTTTATGGTTTCTTGGCGTTATTTGCCTGCTTGGCGTTATTTGCCTGCCATCTTAAATAGTCTTCGCAACCCCGCCTATGCCGTCTCCGAATGCGCCAATCGGTTAAGCGACGTGCAATCCTGTCAAACCAATTAAGGTTGACGGTTAGAGTTGTTTTCATTGTGTGTTATCCTTTTGGTCTGCTTCTGCCTGCCTGAGAGTTTCCAAAGCCTCTACTCGTGCTTCCTTGCGGTCTGCTTCTATTTCTGCTTTGTCACGAGTTGCCCAAGCTTCTACTAAGGCAATTTCTGTCCTGTTACGGACTATATATAGTTTATTAAAAGCCATTAGCGCCTTGTTGAAGGTCGTTAATGCTTCATAATAGATTACACATGCCTCGTTCAATGACCTTCCTGTCTCGTATTGGTCTGCTATTGCCTCATTGAAGGCTTCACATGCCTCATTGCGAACTACCAATGCTTTGTAGAAGACTGTATTTCCTCTGGACAAAGCTGTTACTGCCTTATTAAAGGTTGCAAGTGCCTTGTCGAATTTTGTTGTTGGATTGCTCATTTGCCATCCTTGTGGTCTGCTTCTATTTCTGCTTTGTCACGAGTTGCCCAAGCTTCTACTACGGCTATTTCCGCCTCGTTACAAGCTATGCACAGTTTCGTACAATCTGTTAACGCCTTGTTTAAGTTCGTTAGTGCTTCGATGTAGGCTGTAGTTGTCTCTTTGAAGGGCTTTCCCGTCTCAGCACAAAGCCTTGTCTCCTCGCGGATGGCTTTATTTGCCACTTTACGGGCTGTAAATGCCTTATCGAGGACTGTTTGCGCTTCAGATAAGGCTAATCGCGCCTTAAAAAGGGCTGTACTCGCCTCATCGCATTCTATTGAGTAACTCATTTGCTATCCTTATCCGAGCCAAACGTCGCATGTGCCCGGCACAACATCGACAGCAATAATTTGACCTCTATAGCTTTCATTAAGTGGGATAGGCAATGGGTACACTCCTCCATTAGAATTAACCGCTACGACATCATTTATGCGAGGATTGTAATCCGTATTATACTTTAAGCGCGCTAATCCCCGCACTTGTACTGCGCATAACATAGGGATATTTGTGCCTATGTGCCTTTCCCGCGATAGCCAACGTACCACAACCATAAAGTTGTTGCCATTACTGACTTTACTGATACTTCCATCTGATTGAAGCATACCGGCAATAAGTCCTTTATTATAGTCGTCTTCAGTAAAATCTTTGTTAATGAAGGTAAAAAGCGAATTGCCTCCCAAAGTATCAGGATTGACAATACTTGGAACTTCCTCTGGAGATTCAAAACCTCCGGCTACCTTGCATCCAACTGCCTCATCAGGCGCATCATTTTGAAGGTCTTTCCGAAGGTCTTTAACGCCTTTTACAAGATCGTCAACATAACTTGTCGGTTCTGGCTGTGGCGATTCGTCGTAGGTCAGGGCAAAAACATCGGGCTTGCAGGGATAGAATTCGCCCTTGACGCCCCTTATAATCCAGTCGCCCATGTCAGCATACATCGCACCTTCAAGGGTTTGGATTACTAACCGCTCGCTATCAAGAGGTCTTACCGCAGGCGACCACTCCCGAATTTCAAGGTAGTTAGTCCCGACGTACTGAACAGCTTCGACCTCAATGGGTTTCTTCCTGTACGTTTTCATTTCTCTTCCTTTTGTTTTGGTTGCCCGTCAGGGCAGTTGTTTTTGAATACTATCGATACCCGAATCCTAAACTCCGGCGTTTCGACTTCGTCTGCAAAGCAGGTGCGCTCGCGATCTTCTGTCATGCGAGCAACTTTTGTTGCCAGATCAGAAGCATAAACCATTAGTCGGAGTATCAGAACGGTTGTAACGGGCGGTCGCATTATTACGACTCGTCAAAAAGAGGTTTGCCCTGCCGGAGCCTCTCTGTTCCCGCGATGAACAGTTTGTGAGATGAGGACGGCAGGGCAATAAGGTTAATTTAATCTAAGCCGCTCACAATCGACTTGACGTTAGGCAAAATATAACGATAATCAGGTCGATTGTCAACAATCAGTAGCAACTTTTTTCACTCCGAGTGAAAATATCTTGTAAAACTTGCAATCAAAGTGAAAGTTCCGTACCTTGAAGTAACCAAGTTAAACCATTAAGGAAATAGAATGGACATTGATCTTCTTCGAGGTTGGGTAAAATTCAAAGGCACATGCCGAGTTACTCGCAAGGAGTTCGCCGCGTCTATTGGAATATCAGTTCCGACTCTTCGTAAGATTCTTAGGGAAGAAAGAGTGAGCAATCGTATTCTGTCAAAAGTGGAATCGTTCGGCAGAGAATGAGTCAGAAGCAAAAAGCCCGGCTAATAGCCGGGCTTTTTTAGAAGAAAGTCAACCTACCTGCTTGATAATCCGATCCGCCCTGTTGCCGATCTGACTCGCCCATTTAGAGTCCTTCATTTCAGCCGCGCAAGTTGCCCAATCATCTGCATTAGCTGCTGATAATGCTTTAACGAATTTCGACGCTCGCGTTTTACCAAGGTTGAACAGGAACTCCACTAAACCTCTTTGCCGAACGTCAGGTTGTTCATAGTAAAGAGAGAAAAGCGAAATAGTGTCGTTCTCTGCTATGGAAATGTCTTCATCAAGCCAATCTTCAGCCTGTTCAATGGATATTGGGAAAGTCTCCGCCGCACCACGTTCTTTGACAGGATAACTTTCAGGTAATTTGTGTCCATAACCACCTGAATACTGAGATACGTCCCAGTATGGTTGAGAAAATCCCTCAGCTTTGCGGAGTGTTTCCTTTAGAATTTCTCGATTCATCCTTGAATCCCCCAAAATGTAATCAATCCAGACGTAGCGATAAGGGTTGCTGTATGGATAAGCTGGTCAAGACCAATAACAACATAGTAGTTATGAACTTTGCCCTTTGCCCAAAGTCTTGACGACCATCTACTCGTAAAGTAATCCACACAGAAGTGTATTACCCCATTGATAAAAGCGAACTTCCAACCAAATATGAGAAATTCCAACGTATAAACTCCAGCGTGACATCCCAGAATGTCGTTTCTTTTCGACTTATTTTTGGCTACGTAGTCGCTTTGAGAAACGAAATCAGCGATCCAGTGGACAATGATAATTGATAATATCAGGTTCATCCTTGAATCCCCATGTTAGGATCTGGCGGAGTTGGATCGTCCGGGTCTTGCATGAATCCGGTTGCAAAATCGCTGAGTGTCGTTGCAATCCGACCAGCAGTTGCATCGCCAAGAGAAACGCCAATTTTCTGCTTCAAAAGACCTTCGCATAATTTCCGGCACTTTACCCCGAAAGCGGCGGTCTTCTCACGAGGAAGGAATGACATGAATACGAATCCGATTAGTGGCACTCCGACCGCGCCACCAATCCCCGACCAAAGCATATTCCAATCCATTTTAGGTTCCTCCAAAATAATTTATCGAACACTTGACAAACGCGATTTGCGAGTGTATATTTACACTCGATTGAAGCAGGAATCATCTGCATCAGTAACTTGAGACTCCCCATACTCGTCATAGCGCGAGACCGATATTCAAGCCTGTTATGAAGATGATTCCTTCTTGGCAGGCTTTTCGGTTTTCATAATCTGTCACTAACCAAATATAACACTTACGCCGCCAAAATGCAAGGAGAATCAATGGACGAACTGGAGCAGCTTCGTGCCGATAACGCTCAGCTACGCGCCGAAATCAGAGAAGCATGGAAATGGGTTGATCTTGGACAAGAACACGAAAACAACTGCGACGAGTGCAACGGAAAAGCTTATTATTTTTGGAACCATGCGGGTGAATCTGGGTGCGAGCAAAAACACGAACCAGATTGCAAACTTGCCGCTTGGCTCGAACGAAACAAGCCGGAGGAGTGACCTGTTACTTAACCATCTTCTCTTTGGTATTTTTCAATGTCTTGCCACCAGTTTGGGTTTCTTTTAATGTATCTAAAGAACCATCTGGCGGTAAGTCGCACAATGACTTGCGTCGTAAGGCTTTGACCTTTGAGAGCGAATCCGATTGCTGCGTTGAATAACTCTTCAGTCCACTCAATCCGACGCCTACGATCAGTAACGGGATAGCCAAAACTATTACGAAGGCTATTACTTATGCCCTCCATTTCATTCGACATGGGTTTATCCTCCGAAAATTGAACGATACACCTTTCCGATCCATAATGGCGCTGTTCCTCCCGCCGCTCCGAATCCTATCGTAATACCGAGTAATTTTGCCTTACCCGTTGAGAGTGTTTGTTCAACAGCCTCTACTCGTTTCGATACCTTTTCGATAGCTGCTTCGTTCTTTTCCTGCACTTCGTCAATTCTGGTATGTATCCGACTAACATCGGCGTGAATCTCGCCAAGTCGCTGAACGATCAATGAGAATGCTGCATCTTCACTCATTACATTCTTCCTGTTTTGTTATTTAAGATCATCTTCCCCAAGATCCTCTTGCCCATCCGGGATTTCCTTGACCGGATTGATTATTTGAATACATTAAATCCCACACCCCAATCGGAGGCGCGTTCTGAACGTAGTTGAACGGAGTTACTCCCAAACGAATCAACGTTCCGGCGTTCAATACTCGGCTGAATCGTTGCGGTCGATAGTCATTCCCGCCCCTGAAGAACGGTTTGTACGTTAAGTCTGTCGCATGGAGCGCACTTGCATAGTTCGTAGTATTCCCATAGAAGTCATTGTTCGTCTCGGTAAGGGTTTGAGCCGCCGCTTTCGTAAATGCTGTCTTTGTGTTGACAATGATATTGTTCATTGCAACGAGCGTTACCGCGCTTGATGTTGTTGCCCTGAACCCAGTTGCGTTGGTAATTCCTCCGCCGTCGATCACACAGTTTATTAGGCTGTCACCCCCCGCCGCGCCGTCGAAATCAATCCCGTTCAAACATGAATCAACCACAACATGATGAACGATTGTTCCGTCACTCGTCGCGTCGCATTTGATGCCTAACCCTGAATATCCCCGTACGTCTATGTAGCATAACCCGCCCGCACTCCCAATTTTCGCCGAGTTCGTAAAACCGTTCGTTCCCGCCGCCGCTGGTAGAACCGCTCCATACAGTTCAGGAATACTGCCAAATACCGGAGTTGTCGCCCCAACATAGTCCAGCGCTTTGGCATTGACGACCGTTTCCTGATACCGACCGGAATTAATGAGAATCGTGTCACCTGCCGTCGCCGCATAGATCGCCGATTGGATTGTCGGTTTGGGTGAAGCAACCGTTCCAAGCGACTTCTGCGCCGCGTAGATTGCCTGCCATTCGGCGTGAGTTATCGACACATTCGACCAAATCTGGATTAATGCAAGGTCTCCTCCGAAGTACAAGGACGCTACAACCGAGCGTCTGCCAATAGCAATGGGATCGCTATTAGTAACATTGTGAGCGTGCCCGCCGTTTTTGTACAGAGTCGAAAGCGTTGCTCCTGAAACCTTTACTCCATCTACAAACGTTGAACAGGAAGCGCCTACAGCCTGTTTGTATAATGTCGCTGACACGTAATGCCAAAGGTCGTCATTCAGTTTGTTTGTTGTTGAGTACAAGAAGAAACTATCACTTTTAACAGTAAATCGCACTGCCTGAGAATCACCACGTGTCGTAAAAGCCCATCCGGGATTGTTTGGCGTATCATCAACTGCTGTAAGTCCCCGCTTATCAAAGATTACGCTGGTAGTTACTGACGTCGCTGGAATCCGTACCCAAGTGCCAATGGAAAAGCCTTTGGTAGAGTCTATATCAATTTCATCGCCGCCGATAAGATAGTTGGTTGATCCGTTGAATGTCTCTGCTCCCTGATGAGGCTGAAGGATACCCTCCGTCAACGCCGGTCGATTGCTGTCTGTTACTTGAGTCGATAGCGACGTTTGCCCGTAGTTTCGGTAGCCGCCGGTTGAGCCGAGTGTGTCATAGTCAAGCCCATCTGAAGAAACAAACCTCCACTCGTAGTTTGGTTGAACGACTCCGATAGCCGCATACCTCGCCGCGCTTAGTTGTTTATTGACAGATGAATCGACGTAGAGTGTTGAGGCGTAGGTCGGATCGCCGAATCCGACAACCACTAACAGGGCGATAATCACATTCGAAATTCGTAATTCGTAATTCGTAATTCTTTTCATTCTCCGCCTCCTTCATTCCAGCCATTCTCTTCCAGATAGACGGCGATGCTGTCCGATCCAACAATCTCCACGTCAAGGAGTCGCTTTACTCGTTCGAGTTCGTTCGGTGTTAATGGGAGGTTTGAATTTTTGTTTGTCAGACACATCGCACTGTCAGAATTTAATCTCGGTTCGCCAAAGTCAATCCCAAGCGAGGCTATACTCGCCTCTTGGAATAACGGATAGACGATAAACTCATAGTTATCCGCCGATCCCCGTTTCACGCCCAGCAGGATTATGATGACGATAACGACAAGAACAAGTATGTTAGCTCTCACTGTTACGCCTTTTTTTGATCGATGTAGGATTGCCCCACTAATAGGACTCCGACAATTCCGCCGACGGTAGTCATAATGTGTTTTAGGTTCTCCAGCGTTTCTGGCGAACATGGATGAAACACCGTCATAAGTCCAAACAGCGCGCCGATCAGCGCGTAAAGGACGACGACAAGGAGTTTCTTTGAGGCAAGGCTTTTCATTGAACGCCCCCGTTATTCTGAATTAATTTACCCCAGTTTTTTCCAAACGTCCGATTGAAGGACGCAACGACAAGGTCAATCAGGCTTCCGAGCAACCGACCCTCTGTCGTCTCCGATAAAAACGGCACATCAATTACCGCGTTTATCGTATTCATAACGAACTCTCGCCGCTGTGCGCCGCTTCCCTCGCCTTGAATTTCGAGTTCAGCCTGCCGGATAATGTCCGGAATCAGTTCCGTTAGTTTCTGCCAATCAACTATCATTTTACCCTCCTTATAATTTCCAAAACGCAACTGCGAGGTTAATCAGTCCGCCTAATCCGGCAAGCACTGCACCTGCCCACAACGCAGACCGCCACTTGCGCGATGCTTCGTCCTGTTTTGCGATTTGATTCAGCCTATCCACTTCAACCTTTAAGCCGGGATGCCCATTACCGTAGAGCGTCTCCGAGTGGTCGTCAAGGAGTCGCTTTACTCGCTCAAGTTCGTCTGGCGTTAATGGGATATTTGAGTTCTTGTTCGTTAAGTACTTTGTGCTGTCATGATTCAATCTCGGTTCACCGAAATCGATTCCAAGCGAGGCTATACTCGCCTCTTGAAATAAAGGATAGACGACAAACTCGTAGCTATCCGCCGATCCCCGTTTCACGCCCAGCAGGATTATGATGACAATAACGACAAGAACAAGTATGTTAGCTCTCATCAATTTTCGCCCTTCAGAGTCCAAGATACGGTAACGGTATCAGTTGTAGTTGTTTCATAGACGAGTCTAACATACGCCCCTTGTAGGATTTTCAGAGGAAACATTTCACGCCTAACCGAATCCGGGAATGATGCGGTATGAGGTTCAAACGTCCATACTCCGTAATCAACCCGGTTGTAATTGCCAGAGGCAATAAAGAGATTAGCAGAGTCTGGACACCAAAATGGAACAGCCGCTGAGGAACTATCCGCAACCTCAAACCGAGCCGAAGAAATGCGAGCTGTGTCGCCAGCTCCAGCGCATTTATATCCAAGAGTCAAGGTAAACTTTTCGGGGTTAATCTCAAAGATGCGTTTATTTGCGCTATCACCAGCAGCAAAGTCTTGAGTCGCAGCATATCCGATCTGCATCCAATCGGTAGTATATGCGCCGCCCGCTTGCGAACATGTACCGCTTGACGAATAAATAAGAGGTGCGTGCTCTCCGCCAAGAAGATACGCCGCGTTGCTTGAATTGCGCCCGCCGTACTCTTGTCGTTTTGGAACCGCGAGTGATACCCCAGCGATAAGCAGGGCAAGGATAATGGTTATAATCCGCTTCATGGTTACTTCCTTTTATTTCTTTACGGGGAATCCGTACCCGTAAATTTCTTTTAATGCACGATTGACTTCTCTTTCGGCAATGTCGCGCTTTCGTTCCCAATTTCTAAAATCGATCTTAGCTTTTTCGCGTTCTGCCGGTGTCATTTCTTTTAATGCCTCGTTCCGACGCGCTATGTCGTCCTTGTCGTTACCGCGAGGGAGCGGTGAACCACGACCAAGCATGGACTTCAGCGACTTAACTGCCTGCTCATGGGTTTTATTTCCGGTCTTCTGCCGTTCTACCAGTTCCATAGCGATCTTTGAAAGTTGCTTTTCGTTTGAGTAATCGGTAATGTTTCGGAGGTACGTACTCGCGCCAAATCCAATCATGTTTGCAATAGTCGATTCTACCGATTGCGTTACGCCCCCTTCATCGTAGGCAGTTATAATATCACCAAGCGACATCGGGATAAAGGCGTTTCTTACTGCCTCTAATTTAGTAACATTCCGACCAAATATATCCTTCCCTGTGGCAAGAGCCATTGGGAGCGTCACAACTGGTGCAAGTTTGTACTTAGCAAAGTCCCGAAATAGGTCAAGTGGTTCTTTTGGCGGATAACGACGATCTGGTTCAGCCCCTTGAGCAACAGCTATTGCGTAAGCCAACTGTACTATTAACCGCGCTACCGGCACGAATCCAATTACCAAATCGTAACGAGTATTTCCGTCTTTGATCTTCAGAAAGTCAGGAGATAGCCAATCGGTAACAACCTCATAATCATTCAGTTTCGCCAGTAAAGCCATCAATCCGTATGTGGTTATTAATCCAGCCAGCATCTTCGCCTGTTCTTTCTTTACCGAGCGCAAGAAATTCCAATCCGCAAAAAGCATCCTTGACGGAGTTTCGAATCGGCTAATAGCGAAACGAAGCGACCAGAACATCTTTGAAAAAATCCTGTATTCTCTTCCAAATGTCTTGATATTACCGCGCCCAGTTGCGGCGTTGACAAACTTCGCCCATGCCTTCAATTCAGGAAGTGTTACACTCTTATTTGCGCTCATGAACTCTTCCATCATTGATATTCTAACAGCATTGAGAAGCGATACCATATGCCGCTCACTCGCCCGGATAGTGTATGTAGCACCACTGACAACATATCGAACTTTGGGAGATTTTGCTGAATACATCCACGCAAGAACGCGGTTTCCAAACTGTTCTTCACCATGAACAATTCCAACACTTGTTAAATCAAGTCCTACCGCGTCAAACAAATACTTCAGGGGATGGTTTTCAATATCTGAAGCAAGTTGATTTGCGTTGGTTTCGCTTAGATACTTCAGAGATCGAACAATCGCCTTAGTCGTTCCGATTGGGTGAAAAGGCGCATTTTTCAGAAAATACATTCCGGCTTGACGAAACAATCCCGAAATATCGGAAGAGGCTCCAGTTACTCTGCTTATGTCAAGAGTTTCAATCCCCCATTCAAGCCATGAAAGTTGTCGTTGCGATTCAACCAATTCTCTAATAGCCCGCTTTAGGCGATAGACCTCTGCCCGCGCCTTATCAAGGTCGGTTGTCGGAGCGGTGAGTGGTCTTGTTTCCGCCTTCGGAGGTATATTACCTGTTCTAAGTTGTTCTTCAAGCGTCGCAATAGTTTCTTTGGCTGCCATAAGAAGTCGAAGATCTCTAAGGGCTTTCTTAGCGATAGCAATATCTTCGGGATCAATCTGAGCCTTACCTTTTTCAAGAAGAAGACCTTTGTCCATCATGCTTCGGAGGATGTTGGTTTTCTCTATGATTTGAGTCAAGCGAACCACGTTATGAGCAGAACGATAAGCCTCTTTTGTAATCTTGTCAAGTGCGTCTTTCATTCCTATTAATTTATCGCGCCGAATCTTCCCCTTTTCATTCAATCCAAAGTCATTATCTTCTGCAAATGCCTCAAGTCTTTCAAGTAATTTTGCTTCCTTTTTGACCGCAACAATCTGTTTTTCAATACGCTTTTTCGCTTCGTCAATAGCACGATGCGAAACCAAGTTAAGGGCACGGTAGATGTCACGGTCGGTCACTTCGGGAAACTTATTCTGAATATATTCAATAACCTCATCAAGGGTTGCTGATTTCTCCCGTATATACCCTACTGCAATGTCCTTGATCGCCAAGAGAGCTTCAGGTACAGCACCCGTAACATCATTCATCCGACCGAGAAGTTTGTGGAGGGTTTTTTCTCCCTTTTCTCTTTGTGATTTCCCGCTGGATATAAGTCGTTGTCGAGTTGCCTTGTGCTCTGATTTTCGGCGTTCTTTGCGCGCCCGAAGTTCTGCCTCAGCCCGTTCCTTCGCATCACCAATCTTCTCTAAAGCAGATATAAGTTCTTCTTCCCGCTTTTCGGCATCCTTAAGTTGGTCTGTAAGTTCACGTATTTTCGCCTCAAGCTCGGCGGTCGGGGCGTGTTCAAGAATTTCCTTGATTTCACGTCGTATCGAAAGATAGTCAAACGTATTGACATTGATAGCCCGATTCAGTATGGCAATCATCCGACCGGCAGACCGTCCTGCAATGCGAAGAGCATTATCAAGAGTTCCGATCTTCATTTCGACTTCACGGATCATGTCATTTGTATCTTTGGCAGACTTAACGTTCTTGTCTTTGATATTCTGCTTCTGAATAGCGCGTAACTCTTTCTCTTCGACAATAAGCATCGCCTTCTTCACCATCATTCCGGCTGCCTGATGAGCGGTAATCGGTTGAGGAGTCATAATTACGTCAAGAGCAATGTCAAGGGCTGTATTTTGCAATCCAGCCTCTTTCGCCTCACGTAGTACTTCAACCTGCTTTTGTCTTTCCTTTTCATTGAACTCAGGTTCGTTAGCATGATCCTCAAAGGAACGAGCAATAGCTCCTTTGGTGAAGGATAGCCATTCTTCGTCTGGTGTTTCTGATACCTCCTGTTTGGAGGGTGTCTGTAAATCATTCCAAACGCTCTTGAGGAACTTTATATCAGCCGCTTGGGTAAGTTTGCCGGTAAACGTTTCAATGTGTTCCTTGAACTCCAGATACGTCTTAGCGGCGATAGCCTTTGCCTCAGCAATCAAGTCATTACGAAACTCAATCAACTGTTTGTCAGACATCCCTGAGACGATACCAAGATTTTCATCTACGCCAATGAACTTCTTTGCGTTCTTTTTGATACGTTCACGTCTGGCGGTTGTTTCAGCATCTATTTTGGGTTCGGGATGAGGAGTTGCTTCGGTTACGGTCTCTACTTCAGGAGTTGCAATGGGCAATTTTCTAATAGCATAAGAATCTATTTTCCCTTTCACCCTTATTCCGCCACCATACACAACGCTTTCGCCTATTGTATTCCCAACTTTTACTCCTGTAGATCGGATATTGTTTAATTGATCTAAATCAGGAAGTATCCTATTTATCGGAACAACGACTTCATAGACTACCGATTTACCTTGATTTCCAAGTTGACCAAATGTCATAGCCCTTTCAGGGGTATTAGCGAGATAAATATATCCGCTTTGAGACTGATAACTCCTTCTTCTTTCGTAGGATGTCGGCAATAGACCCTTACTTTCTATTGGAACATTTTGTGAAGTCCCGTGATAGAGTATAATATACTTAGGATTGTATTTGTCGTTGTTTTTATTAAAGTATTCCGTAATTCTCTTTGCCTTATATTGGCTTGGAGAACCCTCTTGAAAAGGATTGTCTATAATAGTTCCCATTTCAAACTTATCGCCAACATTGTAACGTGTCTCTTCTTTCGTTTCCTCTGTTTCGGCAATCTTCACATCAGGGAAGTTGCTCTTGAACTGGTCAGAGCCGTACGCGCCATAGTCCTTTGCGTGAATAGCGTCGTAGTCTGCGGGGGAGAGACGACCTTCATTTAGGGATGATTTGACTTCTCTCCTATGTACCATTAAGTAAACGGAAGGAGCGTTAATTCTATCTTTTTCCATTTTATTTACGTGGTCTTGATATTTCTCTGCCTCTGCTCTGGTTTTGTAACTCCCAAGATATTTAGTTTTATTTCCTTCCTTCATTGTGACGTTGTAATTATTACCATTGCCAATCAATGAACCCAATACAACAATTTCTGTTTCCCTTGCAGGCAATCTTTTTTCTGGCGGTTTAGATTTGATATACTCCCCAACCCTAATCCTTTCGGGCGTTATAATCCCCGCACCTCCTTCGGGTTTAACATCTGTCTGTACTCTGTCCGCGCCAGCAGTCGGATTAGGCAATACCGGCTTGACAGCTTCGGGTTTGACAGATTCTTTGGCAACCGGCGGTTGCGTAGTTGAAACGGGTTTTGGTTCGTCAACTCCCACACTTCGCACACTCCCATCATCAAACTTGATCTTCACTCTACCAAAAGCCGTTCCTTGAACAATACCGAGTTCACCGTTGACAGAAACTCGTTTCCCTACATAATTTACGTTCTCCTCACGTTCTTTAGCCTTTTCCGCCTCAAGGGGAGTAGCAAAGCGAGGATCGAGTTTCCGTTTCTCCGCCGCCGTTTCCATTGCATCCGCCTTAGACTCGCGGTTAAAGTCTTCAGTCCAATAATCAGCCTTACCGCCCTTTGCCCTTACAGAAATAGCGTGGTCTAACATGCTCTTCCGACGTACTTGCCTCTCTTTTAGATCGGAATCAAGTTTATCGAACTTTGCGGCGTTTTCAGGAGACAACTCAACAGTTCGTTGTTTGTCGATAATCATCATCGTTCGCTTATTAGATGCAGGATTTTGTGATTCAGATTGAGGCTTTTGTTGAACATTAACTTCCTCCGCCTTTGTCCACTCGGCAAGAGTCGGATGAGCAGGCACGGCAATCCCTAAATCTTTCAAAGTTTCGGTCGATACCGTTGATCTCTTGCGCGGGTGCTCGCCCTCAATGTTAAACAATGGAAACGCTCCGCCGTCAGCCGTTTCTTGATAGCCGATAAACGTTGCCGTAGCCGCTTGTGGCGCGATTTTAGCTTCGGCAGGCTGCGGAGTTTGTGCCAATACGGACTTTACAACGGTTTCCTTGCCCTTCTTCAAAGGGATAACCTTTTCTCCATCAGCCAATGGAACGAGTTTCTTACCACCTAAAGCCCTAAGCCGCTCGCGTCTTGCCTCAGTTGCAAGATCGATTCCGGCTGTAGCCGCTTCAGCAGGAAGAGGAATAAATCCAGCAGGAGGATTTTCGACATTGTTTTGCGGCGGAGCCGATTGTTGCGTCGGGACAGGAGGAGAACCCGTCGCGCCGACTCCGCCGCCAATTCTATCCATAAGATGACGTTGACCGCCAATTAAGCCGCCTCCGATTGCGCCTCCAGCCGCCGAAAGAACAGCTTGCTTAGCTGTTTCAGTAGATAAGAACCTACTCTTAGGATCGACCCAAGATTGAGCCGCTGATTGTCCAACTTGAGTAGCCGCTTCTTGTCCTGCTTCAACTCCAATGTCCTTCAAGAAACGGGTAACGCCCTTCTCTGCTACCTGTTTGGCTATTTCCTCGCCGGTCTTTTTTCCCCACTTCTTGATAGCAAGTCCAGTAAAACGGCGAAGAGCTTCTGATTCGGGAATACGTTCCGATGCGCCGTAACCAGCGGCTACAAGAGCTTCCATCAACCTGTTTACCTTTACGCCCTTCTTCCGAAGGTTATAGACCTCCTCACGCCCTTGCCCAACACCTGAAGCTGTATAGGTTGCCAGCATAGCGGGAGCGAGTCCTGGAACGGCTACTGCCGCCGCTGTTGGAATGATTGAACCAATAGCCTCGCCTGCAAAGCCAGCAACGCCCGGAGACGGCAAAGCCGCCTCAATGTTCCTATTTGCCTCAGCAGCATATTTAGGATTGAACGCACCTGTTACGCTGATAGGAATCGACATTGCACCCTTCAGGATTCCACTCGTGAACGATTCTCCGGCACTTGGAGTCTCTTCCGGGTATGGATTCTTGACCTTTGGAGCCCTGTAAAGAGGGATTACCTTCTCATCTGCACCGAGCGGTTGAAGCTCGATAGGAGCTTTCCTAAGCGGGATTACCTTTTCGTTTGCACCGAGCGGTTGAAGCTCGATAGGAGCTTTCCTAAGCGGGATTACCTTTTCGTTTGCAGATAGAGGAACGAGTTTCACTTCTTTTCAACCCATTGTTTGCCGTTCTTGTCTTCGTAAACCAGACGACCGTCTGGTGTTTGTCCAACTGGCGTTTGATTAATCAATTCCGGTTCGCCGGTTTCTTCGTTGCTATTGTCACCGCCAATTTCGTCAAGTTTTTGGAGCAAAGATTCGATTATGAGTTGATTCTCGGCTATCTCAGCAGGATCGAGCGGTTCGCCATTATCGTCTGTGGTTGCCTGAAGGTCTGTAATTTCGTCAGTGATCTGTTTTATATTAAGAGCGTCCATAACCTTATTTCTGAGTGGTTGTTTCGCCGCTTTAGGTTGTTTCGCCGCTTTAGGTTGTTTCGGTTCGTTCAACCCACCTGAAGCCGTCTTACCCGCACTAAGGTTTTGGTTCTCTATCTCAATCTGTTTGGCACGTGCCGCACTTTCACGTCCTGCACTCAAGTCTCGCATCATACCAAAGGCATCAATCGGCTTAGGCTGTTCCGGGATGTCAACTTTTCCTTCTGAAATATAGCGATATTTGTGAAGCATCGCTCGCTCTGGAGACATACCCGAAGCGATCATGTGTTGATAGAAATCCTCGCCGTCACGTTCACGTTGTAATCGCTTTTCATCTTCAGCAGACTTGGCAAGACCGGTTTGAAACATAAGGTTCGATCTTTGGTCTTCAATTCCCTGTTGCCTCTGTTGTCCAGCAAGTCCCATGTCGAAACGCAATCTTCCGGTATTCTCAACAGACTGCAATCGACGTTGTACAAGAGGGTCAAGTCCTTGATTGAACTGAGACCCAAATGTCATGTATGGCATTTTATTCTCCAATTCGTAGAGGATTCCAACTACTAAGTCCAGTACGCCAATTATATCGCTGGCGTTGCGGTAACGCATTAAGACGAATATCGCTTTTTGGACGAGGATTGAAGTTCAACCCCAATTTCATTCTTGTTGTAGGATTTTGAATTTTTGGACGAGAGAAAGTATTCAACCTAAAGCCTTGTACAGTATTATCATACTCAGGAAGTTGCTGAAAAGGTTGCTGAGTCGGTTGGTTCATTTCGGGATACTGAGTCGTGAACTGTTGGGGATTGAAAAACTGATATGCCTGCATACCGGTATTCAGCCCTTCAGCAAGCGAATTGGCAAAGTCAGGCTGTCCTGCCAAAGCAGCAGCCTTCTTAGCTTCCCATTCAGCTACTGCTCGCTTATACTCATCCTCTTGCTCTTGAATCCGAGCAAGTCCTTCGTCTGTTCTATTCGCCGCGTCCTGAGTGAATAACCGACCGGCAGAAAACGCCGCGCCCGGATCGTTAATTCCACGAGCAGATTGAGTCTCGCCGTACCCCCGCACTTGATCGAGCGTTCCTTCACCGACTTGACGGCGTAAATTCGACCGGCGCATCCAAAAATCGATACTGGGAGGGCGTGAACGATTAAACGCGCCTTCAATGTCTTTCCGTCTTTTTTGACGTTGCCACTCATTGATTCCCGTCGTTGCGGCTCCAGCGGCTAATGGTAACCAAAACATAATCTATCCTTGTCTTAAATCGTTTGCGCCCGGTCTGTTTCTTAACTCTATGACATTGGCAAGAAGGCGGTTTTCTTGTTCTTGACCATTTACCTCTGCTTGAGGAGAAGAAGAGGCATTCGTATTCGTTGTCTGAACCTGAACCCGAGCCTCAATCTCACTCTGCCGTCTATCAAGCCATATAAGAGCCTTCACCACGTTATCGGGAAGACCTGCGAGCAAATAAGTGGGTATGCTCATGAGTATCTCTCCAAAAGTACGCCTTCAATCATGAGTTCTTCAATCTTAAAGGTCGTTGGTTGTGTTGCCTGAATGCGCATTGATACGCTCCGCTTACAATCCCGTCCAGTTACTGTATTAAGCGCGGAGTTCTGTTGAACCTCGCGTAAAGTGTCGGTTAATGCACCTATTCCGGTTATTGTATGCGCAATGTTGAGAGCCGTATTGCGATCCCGAATTAGAGTTGCGGTGAGGTTCTCAGCATTTGTGAGATTGTGAGTCAGGTAGAATCGCTCCACGTCTAAATACGTTCCTTCCGGGTTCTTCACATCAGAAAGTCGAACATCAGGGCTAAACTTAGTTCCGTTGTCTGTCTGCCCGTACGGATACTGAAAGACCTTCGATCCGTTCGACCAGTACAACTTCTCATCGATTCCGACACATCCGCACTTGAAGCCGTCTGTCAGCCAAGCTTGAAGCCATCCGCCGTCCTTCCGACTCAGATCAAGGATGAATATCGGGTTATTCGCACCTGCGTAAGGTGACACCCTGAATATAAGCAAAAGTTGCCTTGCATCTGCTATATGAAATGCCCAGCAATCGCTTTTGTTTGTGATACTTGATATACCGGTAATCCCCCCAACATCGCTATCTCTTTCTACGTCGGAGCTCATTACATCAGGATCAGCCAATCCCCTGAAAAGGCTGTAATGATCCTTGAATAGGAATGCAATCCCCTCACGGCTTGCGCTCATGTCAGATATGCTGTCAGGACTATCGACACCGTACCTTTTGTCAAGATAACGCGGAGTTCGATCATACAAGTCCAGGACAGCAATCCCGGTATCACCAATTATTACTGCCGTCCTATCATCAAGACGACCAATAGCCTGAATGATGAAGTCCATGTCGATTGCAAGTTGGTCAGGACAGACGTCAGGAGTATCTACCGATTCGTTATCGCCGGTTACTTTATTTCCGCACACCAACAGACGGCGCGGTCTATCAACACCATCGATTCGCACTCCGCCGTACAGAATCTTGTTTCCAAAGTTCTCAGCGCAATGCCATGACTCAGCGAACGGAGAGCGCGTCAATCCATACGTGCTATCAAGGAAAGTATCACCATGTCCATTGATCGTTTCGTACGCTCCACGAGATTTCATCATAAGGTAATCGTCAACGTCGATCACAACCGGCAAGTAATTATCCCATGCAACCCCGTCGTTATGATTCCAATATCCCGCACTTAGACTCCATTGTTTCTCACCGTTCCAAAGTTCATCTTTGAACGCCTGAGCCTGAGATATAATTACATCCTTTGCAGGGTAGAAAATTACATCCTTTGGCTGTTGGGCAACATCGGTAATTTCTCCCAAGTAGATTCTCACTGCCGTAATTCGCGGGTTGAATCCTCCGACCAACCGACTCGTCAGATCGGGAATGCGAAGATTGACGGTGATCGCAAATAGTTGTTTATCATATCCACTTGCTATATCTCCCGTACGATTGCTAAAGCCCATTGCAACCTTGCCAGACATATCACCATATAACGCTCGAAAAGGATAATCTGCTAATAGATAATTAGCTCCGGCAAATATGTAATCTGATGGAACGACAAACATTTGCGATTCTTGGTATCCATCATAAATATATGTTAATCCAATATAAAACAGTCGAAATCCAAAGAGATCGTGCGCTCCCGGTATATTAAAATCGGGACTGTTGCCAAAACTTATATATTGATTGAATTCGTCGTCTGGAATTATCCCATGCGCTATATCGCCGCCTCGCCATGAAGCATATCGATATTTTTTCGCATTCGCCCCTCCAAGAGATACATTATTCCAGTAAATAGAGTTATCGTTTACACCTGTGTCAAATCTCTCTAAAGTGATATTAGACACTGCACGACCACTACCCGCTACTATTGCATCATATCCGGCTACTGTTGGAGCCAAAATGCTCGCATCTGGAGCTTTGAGTGGCTGAGTGTCAAGGAAGTGATCCCTATAGTCGTAAGTACCGCTGTTGTCGAAGTGCTTTCGGTTAATTAACTGATAGACCGCGCTCGGCAGTTTTTCTCCTACTCCATAGCCCGCGTAGATAACACTTTTTCTGTCCTTGAAACGAACATGAGTAACCGGATCGGGAGCCTGATCTAAATCAAACCCGCCAGCAGTTATAGCATCATCAAGCGGCTTCCACCATGACTCATCATCGTTCTGAAAGTCCATAGTGTTCTCAAGTTGCTCCCAATGCCACGAGGTCGAATTCCGTTTGTAGAACCGATTATTTGAGCAATGAACAATCTTGGTCTGAGCAGACGATCCACTCGTTTCTATCAGTTTCGTATCATGAATCATTTCAATCGTAATTTGACTAAGTGAGGCGTCAAGCATTTGAGCAAGGTGCATAAAATCGACTGATCTACTGCCAGTAACATCGTCGTCAAAGTCCAGAAATATCAGGTTACGATTGGCGCGAGAGATAGTAGTTCTATCAGCAGAAAAATACAACACCATCGGAGTTTCACCACTTCCGGTATGATGACTCACATGAACATACCCAGAATGGACAGCAAAATCTCCGCCGTCGAACGATTCACACAATCGAATGAATCGACCAGTAGTAGCGTGTGCTTCCGTATAATAAATATGAACGCTCACCGTCGATCCGCTTCCTCTGACAATCATATCCCAGTTGGAAAAATAGCTTACAAAACTGACATCCGCGCCTTCTGCCGGAATATCGTTTGCCTCTATACTGAACGTTGAAGACAGGTCTGTAGGTGTTGCTACTGCTGTACCGTAATTATATGACACATAATATAATCCTGTTATGTTTTTTCGACAAAGCAAGTGAACGTTTCCTAAACCATCTATGCTGATTGCAGGGATATTGGCAAATTTAGCGTTTCCTGACGTTAGTGTGACCGCACCATTGGCGACCAGTTGAGTAGAAAGGGCTTCAGCCATTGGGTTGATTGACGAATTCCCCCACTCCACAAACCTAAAGGTACTTTGCGCTCCGCTCTTGACATAAAACAGCATCATTGACGATTTTGCTGTATTGTATCGCATCACACAACCATACAGATCAAATCCAGCGGCTGTCAACGCAAACGGCTCAGAATCATAAAAGTCGGTCTCTATTGCTCTAATATGAATTTCGTTCCGTGCCAGAGCAGAATTGTAATATCCATAGGCGATTGATGCTCGTCCAGCACTATCGAATGCAATGTCAATATCATGCGTTATTGCATCATCACTATCAACCGTTATTGTAGTTGCGCCAAAACTGTCTAATACAAGCGCGGTAGTTGAACTTCCCCAAGCACCATAAGGAGAATCTTTTTCAAGAACCCGCAATGTTGAATAATTATTGTTGCCCGCTCCCGCACTTTTGTCGTGACGCTTTACCACGGCAATCAGCAACCGGCTTTTATCAGCATTCATAGCCATAGAAAATTCCATCCAAGCCTGATCGCTATCCGCGCTGTCATTCCCAAGATACGTGAATGCCGATCCGCTCAAATTAAGGGTGTCTATGACTACCCCTGCACCCCATGTAGGAACGCCGGTTGCAGACAGTAAAGCCCGGTACATAACTATCTCAACCCTAAGAGTCGTCACAACATGACAATAAGCCGCAAATAAGTATCGATTCCCGCCACTTTCGCCCTCTAAAACACATTGTCGTCTGACAGGTATCCAAATAGGACGATTAGTAACATTAGCTTCAATATCTCTATCGCTGAAAAGAGTGGTATCTTCAAACCATCCGCCACGAATAGGAAATAAATCGGTATAACCATCACGTAGATCGATTCCCGCTTGTGGATCAATCTTGATGTTTGTACCAATATCCAGCGAGTCAAACGGTCGCTTGGTTGAGACTCGCGAACGATTGATATAGCCAAATTCCCGAATAGACGGGGTGAATTTTCTACCTCTTCGTGCCACTTCCGTATTGACTCTGTTTTGGTTCCCAGCGGTCTAACAACCGTCCACTTGCTCCGCCAAGAACTTCATTTCTGTTGCGGACGTATATTTCAAAACCGATTGGTCGATTATTCCTTGTCACAAGCCCTTTATTGTAGAGCTTTATCCTAACTATTGGAGCGACAACCTCAAAGTGATCTGTCCACATTCTCCATGAGACACAAGAATCTCCAGTTCCAGTAGCACTCACGTAGAACGCATCCTTTGCCGTTCTTAGGCTGTCATAAAACAACGTATCAGTTGTCTTGAATCCCTCGTTGAATCGTTCTGAAATTCCGAGACCATGCGCTATTGCTGTATCACTTGCCGGAGGGCGCATTGAAAGAGCCTGTTCGATTACAGCGAATAGTGTGTCCTTTGCAGACCATAAAAAATAAGCATTGATCTGAACGTACTGACCAATAAACCCGCCAAGATTCAGGGCATTCGTATCGCTTCCTGTCGTGTCCCATCTAAAATCATAGTATCCGGTTCTACCGATCCCGCGAGTATAGATGCTATCCCCAGCGACTAAACTGTCAAAATAGGTATAATAGTTCGCCGAAAGATAGATTGTACCGCCAATACCCTGAGATATTGCCGAAGGCAGACTCAACTCCATTGTCGTTGAGTATCCCGCTGATTCGATCTTTACCCATTGACCGCCGTACTTTGCGCCAAAACAAGGAATCGAAAGTGCTACCGACAATAATATGGCACTAAGGAATTTCACACCAGCCCTCCACTATTGCGCTAACACCGCAACTCGCTGATGCGCTGTTTGCAATTACCCTGACTACGACGTCTGTCTTAGCAGGAATCTTAATCGGAACAGCGTAAATGTGTTGCGATTCGCCATTCTCAGCAATGCAAATATCAAGTTGGTGAAACACGCCGGGAGTAAATATCGCATTCCATTCCGTAGCCCTAAGACGACCTTCAGTAAAGTTAGTGCCCGAAGAACCACTATGCAAGGAGTAAGAGACGATATACCATACCTTGTTTGCCGGAACGGTTCTGATTGCTTGCTGAGAGTCGTTATAACCAGCAGGGATACGGGCGTAAATCGGAGTATCAGCAAGATTTCTAAGGTCTATGTTTCCGACCGCGGTAAGTGCCGTACCAACAGAATCCACGTAGAACCTATTCACTCGATAAACATCCTTGAAATCTGTTGCCACGACCGTAGTACCGTCCATGTAGATCGAGGCTGTCTTTTCAACCCAACTACCATCAAGATACTCTACTGTGACCTTAAACACGCCAGTTGAACCAGCGTCGTCACTCGTCGAACTTGACACAACCTCAAGACCAGCAGCAATCGTCGGAAAGACATACAGACCACCTACAGGCCAGACCGACTCCAAAGCATTGTCAACGTCAGGATTATATCCCTGCATTATGCAACCAGTATGCTCAGGGATATTCCCTTCAGCCACCTTTTGCAAATATGGCTGAGTGTCAACCTTGAGTTGTCCAGCAGCATCAAGAGAACGAGGAACAGCCTCGACAACAGGACATAAGACCGTTGAAAGACGTAGATATGTCATATTCGCCGCGCTTGTATTCGTTACGCGAACGCGCAAATATGATGCAGTGGCTTGGGTAGTTACCCCAATTCCGCCAAGAGTAGTATAGAATTTGTAACTATCTACAATATCCCAATTTGTACCGTCATTGCTTTGGTCAACATAAACAGTTGCGTTCTGATCGGCAATAAAATTCACCTGTATCGCATTCACGCCAAGAGTCGAAACTGCCGTACCGGTAAATGTCAATCCAGAATTGAGTTTTGCCGTAGATGAATTTGACGGAGAAACCCTAACGTCCTGCTGGATGTTAGTGTGATCTTCAACCTTATCACGCCATTCCCAATCTTCAGCAACAGACGCCATACTAATAAGGGCTGTCAATACCAACGCAAGACAGCCCTTATATAGTGTTTGGAAAGGGCTTAACATTTGCCTATCGGCGTTTTAGGCATCTTACCGCCTTTCCCCTTCTTGGATTTTGCCACTCGAATCTCCGTTATTTGTGTTTTAATGACTTCGCACGTTGAGAGCGCGCCGCCTTCGTCTTCCCTTGAGATACATAGATCGCCGCCGCTTTCGATTTATTTCCTCCGACGGCTTTCTTGATCTTGATATACGCCTTTGGCATGTTCAAACTCCATTAATTTCATATTATGGAAGGCGGAATAGAATGAGAATATGATTGATGTTTCCCGCCGCTTTCGCTTAGCGATATGAACTCTTTCAAACGCCGTTCATGGGCAGGATAAACCTGATTCCAAAGATCGACGTCACCCAATTCATCAGCCATTACCAATTTCATATCTAAGACAATCAATGTATCAAATTGGTTAAGCGGAGCCGGAGGAGCGTCTCCGTCTGCAACCATATCTGCCGGAATAGCGCAATAACCCCCGTAAATCGTTTGCGTAGAAGCCGGTATTGCATCGAACAATACTTGACCTCCAAACAATGCGTATTCGTAGGGATCGCCAGCTACAAGGCTGTCAGAAGCCAATCTCTCCCAAATCTTGGAAACATCAACCGGCCCGGCAATCACTCGACCGCTCGCGTAGTAAAACCCTCTAACGGCAAGAAAATCAGCCGCAAGGTTGGTTGCTCCCGATCCAGACAAAGTAAAGGCGTAATCAGTTCCGTTCGGAGTAATCGAATCAATCTTCTCATAAAATAGTGTCTTAGCGTTGATACTCCGAACGGCTTGATTTGCGTACTGGTTGACTTGTGCCGTCGATATTCGGGGATTCGTTGTGTCTGTATCCCGAATACTCAGGCGAAAACTGCTCCTAAGACTGAGAAGCGTCGCTGACATTCTTCACCTTGTCGGAAAGAGACTTCTTTAACTTAGGAACGCTCTTGTCGGCACTCTTCGTACTCCACGACCTACGAACAAAGGTATTTGGTACTGCAACCTTTGATGTTGGTGTAACGGGAGCGTCCTCGCTAAAAGGTTTAATCACTCCCAGCGCAACCAATTTCTTCGTCATTTCAACCGCATACTCGTCCTTGTCAGGAATATCATAATATCCATGCTCGTTCGGATGGTCAAAAATGATCTTCCCGGTTGAAGTTGGAATAGTTAGTTTTCCACCTTCAGTTATCTTGATATAACGCGCCATGATATTTGTCCTTTTTAAGATGAGACAGTGGTCGAGGCAACCACGCCGTTGTTGAACCAATCTGCGATTGTTCCATTGGTAGTGATCGCCCTCTGGACAACGCAAGCTCCGTCCGATCCGGCAATCTTCCCTGCGTGATATAGTACCGTACCAACAGGGAATTGGCGCATACCGATTGATCCTGTTGCCAGAACAAAATCGGCTTGTTTGAGATCCCCATAGGTATTATAATGAAGGTATTGGTCTCCGAGTGCCGTATGCACGACCGGCCCAAACCCTTCACCGATAGATGCAGCCATTTGTATCTCCTTTTAGTTTTAGCCGGTTATTAAAGTTCCGGCGAATTAGTAACGAGTACGGCGGAGGTCTGATTGATAATCTCAGTAGGAGACGCCCAAGACGTTCCGCGCCGTTTGTCATTTCGAGCCATACCTACGAATTGGGTAGCGTAGATGTTTGTTGATCGACCGTCCTCCGCTTCTCTTACACGGAAGCTGTCTCCTACACCGCCGACCATGCCTGAAAGCATAGCTCCGGGCGTCAAGACAACTGCCCCCTTGAGGTTACGAGTAGCAAGCGTATCAGAACGCTTGCCGAAGATCATATTGTAGTGATAACGCTCGTTCGTTTCCATCGGGCCGTATTGAACGCGGTAGCCATCAGCACCCGCACCGGTCGAAGCGCGCAGGCATGCGAAGTGGACTTCAGCGGCAACACTCGGTGCTTTGATGATTCGGAAGCCGTTATAGATCAAAGATTGACCCATCAGCGACGGATCTTTGTGACCTAAACCGGAAAAAGCACTCTGGGTAGCCTTTAGAATCTTGTCGTCATCTCCTGCTTCCCGACGTTGCGCGCCATCAACAAAGATGTCCCAGCATTCGCTTCCGTCGATCACACTTGACTTCTGAACATCCTTATATTCAAGATATTCAGCAAAACGATCAAGAGCCGCAGATCCAAACTTAGCCGCCGAAGACGCATCAGCATCGAGCGCGGTAAGCGTAGTATTGATATTGGCGTCATCGGTTGTATGCGTCATGCTTCGCGTTGGTTCGGCTTGGTTCGCAAACCACATATTTGGGTGATGTCTCCGACCTTTGTTGAGCGTCTCAGAGGTCGCATAAAACAACGCGAGCTCTGGATCAACTCCAGAAGCGACGTCAACCGGATCAAGATGGATAGCCGGAGGAAGTCCCTCAAACCAAGTTCTTGTAATCCAATCGGTGATTTGGTCACCCATCCAGCGAGCAATCGCTTCTCTGCTTTCGACCAATAGATCAATCCCATCGGGTGTGCGTAGTTTGTTACCCGGAGCTGTATCAACAGTAAACGCCTTACCCATTGGCACAACGTAGCAAACGGTCTGCAACCATTTAAGCGCAGCACCGGCACTACCGACCAGAGTTGGGTCTCCGATAACCGGGCCGCCTCTGAATCGGTCAACAGTCGGAATGCGAACAACGTCAGTATGATTCTTTTGGAAAAGATCAATGAACATAGCGATTGCCGCATCTACTTCGGTATGCGCTCGATCAGAGGACAGAATGTCGTTCGCGCCGCGATAAACCTGCTTCATCAGCTTGCCATAGAACGACCGTTTGAACATGAGATGTTGAATGTCTCTGCTCACAGCATCAGGGGTAAGTTCCCCTTGAATTCCAAAATTAATGTAATCAGCCATTTTGAGATGCCTCTCGTATTAGTGAATTTGTCTTATCGTTGAAATTGTGGGATGGTTTTTCGATACTGTTCGTACTGTTCAGGCGACATGGTTGTAGTATCGACATTACTGAACTTATTCAGACGAGACTGCCCAGAACCAGCACCCGGTAATGTTGCTCCGGGAGCAACTTGACGATTCGCAGGATTTGAGAATCCCTTAACAAAACTATTCAAGTCTTTGGCTTTGCCGGTTCTGATAGCCTCACGCGCCAAATATACGAACGCAGTTTCTTCGGGAGTGGGATTTGGATTAGCAGTAAAATGCTCCTCGATTTGATCCCGCGTTATCCCCTTAAACTCAGGTCTCGACAGAACTTCAGTGAATTGCGCGCCATATTGTTGGGCGTTAATATTTTGCTGAATCTGACGAGTCTGATCCCCGAACTTCTTTTCAAGCGTTCCGGTAATGTTGTTCACAAGATTTGCATCATGTGCACTTTGATAGGCAACGAAATCGGCAGTCTCGCCCGACTCTTGCCATTTCCGGTACAACAGATTTTCGTCCGCTTGAGGTGCTTGCTGGTTTTTTGTAAGCAAGTCATTAATGAGCGATTCAAGCCCAGCAAGACGATCAGAATAAACCTGATGATCTTTCCTAAACGCCTGCTGGTTATCCATCGCCTGTTTTTGAGTTGCTTCAAACTGTTCTTTCGGAACATACCCAAGCCGCGTTGCAAGTTTATCCACCAAACTTGGGTGAATTTGATTCGCCGCGCTTTCTACCATTTCAGGAGTTATCTCTAACTGATTCTGATCCTCAAGCTGAGGGTTGGTTTGATCTTCCATTTCTTCCTTCTTTCTGTCAGGTCGGATTTACGAGAGGCTGACAAATTAGTGATTTGTTTTGATGGTCGGATTTACGAGAGGCATCTAAACGGCAATCACATTTGACGTGGCATGTCTCCGCCCTGCACCATCCCTTGCGCAGGTGGAGATCCTAACATCAGCGGAGGTTGATTCACGCCGAAGTAAGTTCTTATATATTCTGATAGAGCCTGACGGTTTTCAAGCCGCAGATTCCCAACAAATTCTGAAAGTAGTAATCCTATGACTTGCGGAGGAGTGCCGGGCGGTATCATTCCCATCACATTGCTTATAAGCCGAGCTTGCTCTTCCTGTCTATTATTACCGAACGCTACGTCGTCGATCTGAATGTCGTACTTACCCATTGTCATGTCATTCAGAATCTTGTCAGTAATAGGATCGTATTGATTTACTGACACATCATCAAACTGCCCAATTTCTTCGCCAAGTATCCTAAGCGTCATCGGCTTGGTATAATAAAGCTGATACCTCTCAATGATAGCCCGGTAGAGCATCGGAATTACAGTTTTTAGATTTGAGAAAAAGAGCGGGGTAAGTTGCTGTTCACCTTGAGCAAGTTTCGCATTGTAATACTCGCCGCTTTCTGAAGCGTTCTCAGATTCGCCCGCAACTGCCGGTACAACAAGCGCAATCTCATCAAAATCCTTGTCGTTGTACTGAAGTAAACGCTCAATCTCTCCAAGCTGAACAGCGGGATCAAGAATAGCATGAACTGGATTAGCTCCTGCTGGAGTATGGGCTTCGTAAATTCCTGCCTCATCTTTCCGATCAATCATTTCCTTCTTGAGATCACCTTCCCCGTGCGCAAGAATTACGGTCTTTGCAAGAGCCCTTCGTGTGATCTTGTTCCATAAAGCAAACAGACGATTTCTCTCCTGTTGCAATGGAATCATCTGATCTACGGGAGATTGTCTATCAATTATGCTTCCGCCCAAATCAAGCGGTACATTAGGGAAAAATGGATATGACGTATACGGAAGATCGAACACCCCAAGCATCATATTCAAATAGGGTAGCAATACCCGAACGTGCATGTACTCCTTGCGCTCGGAGTTTCCGTACTCATCCGTCTCGTCTCTTACCTTGCGTTCCCATAGGGCACAAACTCTATACAAACCCGATAAGGTGTTGAACATGAACTGCATAGGCATTTGAGTAAATGAACTGCCAGTATCACTAATGCTATTTAGTGACGATATATCTTCAGACGGAAGAGTTCCAATCGACAATCTGTCAATGGCAAGGTTATTGGCTGTCCCGTCTGGATTTAGGCTATCTTTTATGGACTTAGCCTTATCTGGGTAGAGATTTGCGATTTCACTATAACTCAACCAAGATGAATGACAGACTAATTTCCATGTTTTCTGATCTCTAATGTCATGCGCATCGGGATCGACTTCAATCAGTTCTGCATCTTCAAACTTAATCTTAACAAGTAATTGCTCATCAGTTGCATTAACTGGCGGCGGCGGCATATAATACCAGCCAATCCTTGTAATAAATCCAGACAATGCAACCTGAAAATGAACGTAATCTAAATCGTTGTCGCGTTCGGTGTGCCTAAAATACTTGGTAACAGCCTCAGCAGTTTGAGGATCGCTTTTTTGATCTACAGGATAAGCCGCTACAGTTCGACGATTCTTGATAAAAGCACCGGCAAACTGCATGACCTTTGGCAATATCTTGTTATGGATCGTCTCTGGACGAGCAGGCTTCGCGTTGCGCATAACCGCTTTTTCTTCCGCCGAAAGTTGATCTCCATAAGTCATTGCATAATTTCGACGAAAACGATCAAAGACAGGCATCCAATGAGCATCAAGATTCTTGACAGCCGTTGACACTTGGATAACATCATACGCCTCAGATTGAGATACCAACTTACGAGCCCTCATCTGGAGTTCGATTAAGTCGTCAGGATGAATCTGATCCGAGTTGTTGAGAATCTCTTGGATTTGATCCAAGCTCATTGCGGATGTGTCTATCATGCGTAAGGGTTATCCAATCCTTCTACGGTGTAAGGGTTATCGCTACTTGTACCGCGCAACTCCTGAACCCACTTAGGAATTACAGGCGGAGTTACTATCCTGTAAATCGCATTGTCCCGCCGCTCCCCCTCGTAACAGAGTGCTATCGCTATCACTCCATCATCGTACCGACCGCTCTGAGCTATTGGTTTGTTAAGATTATTGATTACGAATGTCGTACATTGCCCAAGCAAGACCTCAGACATAATCCCGCTGATCTTCTTTCGTACTCGCATCTGAACTTCAGCAAGAATCGTCAATCTATCTGCTTCTCCGCTTCCTTGTGTTCTGAACCCAAGTTCCTTCATTGTCGGTTCATAATTCAGAATCATATTGCCCTGATGAAACAACCGGCTGAACGGTATTTTTTCCTTCCTTGCCCGTTCTTTCAACCTCATCAATACCGATTGCCCGGAATTGTTCCGTTCAACGACCATCAAAGGATAGTATGACTTGTCTAACCCGTTACCGTACGTCTTCCAGAGCCATACCAGTTCATCTGCGAATAGGTCGGGATCTAATTTGTTCCGTAATTCGGCAACTTGCCTTTGGTTAACCTTGTCCCATACACAAGCGTAATTCCAATCAATATCGCCCGCCTTCTTTTCTTCGCTGTCCTGAACGATACCGCCGCCCCCCTCGCAACAATCAGCACCGATAATGTATCGACAACCAATTTTTTCGTCCTTGTCAGGCAAGTCCCATATCGTTAAATCACCATGCCTACTGCTTTGAATATCGCCGTTTGAGGTGATAATCCCGCGCCATACCTCCGGCTTTGTATTATGAAGATCGACAAGCCTATCTTGTACCGCACCAACGTCGAAATAAGGAGTTCCAGATTTAAGAAAACAGCTTACATCATCGAACGCATACTCTTGCAAGAACGTGTCAAAATTGCCATTAAACTCAGAGTCTGTTTTCCATCTCATCCAATTAATTTGTCTCTGATCTAAATCATGCAATAACACATAAGGCATCTCTTGCTTAGTAGGATCAGCGTCGTAACTTTCATTATTCCCTATCTTAACCTTATCAAGCGCATACTCGGTGTTCTTGAACCATGGAAGGAAAATTGGTATGTAATCGTTTTTACCCTCTTTCGCCGCGACCCATCTTGCATTGAAGTCGTTACCAGTTCCGAAGGCGGTACTTTCGATAAATATCAGAGCCGTTGTTGGTAGAGCCGGACCGATAGAAGTCATTACAGATTTTGCATTTTTCCATTTAGCGTACTCGGATGCGTGCAACAACTGTATCGTGTTTCCTGACCCCGGATTATCTCCCCCAGCTGTCAAAACCCTAACACTACTACGATTAGCTGAGAAGTACAAACCTTTTTCATTCCCGCTACTTCTCATGGTTGGCTTTAACCAAGATGGCACAAACTCGTTATAAATCCTATACATGTCGTAGAGATGCTTTGAAGTTGCATCATCATGAGCAATTATAACCGCTCGCTTATCAAACCAATTACTCGTAATCCAATAAATAATCGCTTCGATTAGTGTACTGATACCGACTTGACGACCTTTTAAGATTATAAAACGACCGCCAGAAAAGATCAAAGGAAGTATGATTTCAAGAGCGATTAATTGAAGAGGATTCAATACAAACGGGATAAGACCAAGTTCCTTCGTCTGTATCTTCAAGAACTTCCGACAATACTCAGGAAAGTTCTTGGGATCGCAAAGCCATAACATTATGTCTTTCCAATCCTCTTTTGAGCTGGAGGCAGGAGTCGAACCTGTTACGCTGTTTCCAACGCTGCCGATCATTAGTATGATTTCTCTCCAGCTACGTTGCCACCGCAGTTATTGCGACGCAGTAATTAATTCAGCACCGCGCCTTTTTCTGCTGGCAACCAATTAACGTCAACCCTCATAACTGTTGCAGTACTCGCTCCCGGCATGACCAACTTAATTGCTGTCCCATCAGTTACAAACATTTTGAACGCTGTAACCGCTATTGGCGCTCCAGTAATCCCAGCATAAGCAAGGGAATCGGTTAAGATATTTGAGATAGTTGCTAACCCGATGGATTGTACCGCACCGGCAGTAATCCCGTTAATATCCTTGCCCTGTCCAATCCTTAGGATTGATGTTCCCGGATTTGAATCGAATATGATATTAATCAACTCCGCCTGTCCTGATGCCGTAACTATTTCGGCGCTTAGACCAGTAACAAATATATTTCCGGTTGCCGTCGCGACCGTAAATGTATCGGCGGCGGCTGTACCCGGGCCAACATTTTTGCTATGTACCACTCCCCCGTTACGATAACTCGCGAGCGTAGTACCATAGAGCGTTGTTTGACCAGCAGAGTCTGTATTCGCTCCCGCAAGCGTTTGTAGTGTTGCGATATTGGTTGTATTGGTCTTGACAAGGACAGAATCTCTTGCAACGTCGCGCCGATTTGCTGTACCGTGTGCCGCGAGTGAGTCTCTGATGTCCTCTTGGAGTTGCTCAGCATACTCAAGTTTTACAATATTTACGGTGTCGGTCGAAACTGCAACCTTACGCAAGGAATCGGCAAGAAACTGCACACGCTCAAGCAAACTCGTCCCCGCAACAGGAAACACTCCGGTAACAGCAGGAGCGCCGGTCGCCGAGTGAATGTATGCTAATACGGAATCTACCGGAGTATCGACCGACAAAACCAACGTAGTGCAACGATCAGCCGTACCCTGAAGGAATGCAAGGTAATTGATTGGCGCAACGCCTGTTGCAATCCTTGTGGAAGTCAATATCGTACGAATCTTTGCTTGACTCGGAGGAGTGTCCAAAATCCAAACAACGTCGCCAGCTGTCCAATCCGCACTCGGTCCGGCATCCGCAGACGACGCTGTATCAAGCGCGAGCATGCCACTCGATGCAGTATGTATCTCAATCTGCATTGCCTCATTCATCGGCGCGCCTAAATCGGTTGTAGTTGCAACATAGAGGTATTTGCCAACTACCGACTCGCCGCCAACCCATTGGTAGAGTGACGAGAGAATAAGAGTGTCACGCGTCGATCCGACAGTAGAAGTCCCAACTACAAACGGTCCGTAATCCTTAGCTACTGCAAGGGGTGCGATCAGCAGTAACGCCAAAAGGGTGATAAATATAGCTTTCATGATTTTTGAGCTCCTTACTGGATTGAGGCGTTAGGTGTGAGGGCGTAACAATCGATAGTCACGTAATACCCGTTTGTCGACTCGCCATTAACGTCCGAAGCAAGTTTCAGCACCTTTCCGTCAGTGAGAATCCAGTTGACCGGAAAGACGTAACTCGTGTTGGTCGTAAACAGGGTATAGGTTGCAGGATCGCCGTTGAGCTTGCGAAGTAGAAGGTTGAGTGCTTGTGTGTCTGTCGATGTGAGTGTAAAGGTTGAAACACTTGTTTCGTTTGAGGTGAGTTTCTTCATCTGGATCGAGCGGATGAATACCGATCCAGTAGCTGTCGCTAAAGTAGTACCTGCTGAGGTAGCTTTCTTGCCTGTTATCGTAATCGATAGAGGCTCCCCAACTGACGATACCGGAATAACCGCCAATATGTCGCCAGCTTTTAGTGCCGTACCCCATGCCGCAGAGGTAACCTTACCTGACTTTTGCACAAACGCCGTAATCGCTTTATCCGCGTTTTCGTTCGCGGTAGTAAAGCAACTCACCCCCCGCAACTTAAAGTGACCGATCAGCAGGCTGTCCAGCTGGCTTAAGGTAGTTCCCGCGCCCGGTCTTAACTGCAATGCCTCGACGTAAAAAACGGTCGTTGAGGTCACAGACGTCACCTGCACGAGAAACCCATCAGCAGGTATCAGCCCGTAAATATCATTAGTAGATTGGGCTACGTGACCGAGCCGAAACCCGCTGTTTTGGAAAATGTCCTGCCCCATCGCTGGTACTGCCAGCATAATAGCCAGCAACCCCAGCATCAAATATCGTTTCATTTCGATTCTCCCTCTATCTATTTATGTTCAGCGGGGGTAGTGACATCCCCGAATATAGCCGCTCGCGCCGAATCCAATGGATTGACGGTCAACCCGACCTCTTGACGCTCAACAAACGCATCCTCAACATTACGACCAGTTGCGTTTTTAAGCGCAAAGATAACCCCAGCAACCTTGCGAGGATCACCGGTAAGTAATTCTTTTTCGAGATATAATTGGCGGTGAGGAGTTCCAATTTTGTACGCTTGGAGAAATTCCGGATGTATTTTACGCCAATCCGAGATCGTATCGTAACAGTCACCAACGATTGCCGCGAATGAGGTAAACGACAATCCTTCTGCCATGTGATCGATAAGCATTTGGCAGTATTCGGGCTTATAATCTGTTGGACGACCAGCAGGCATGGTTAACCTTACGATTGATTTTGATCTTAGGGCAAAGAAAAACCCTAATGGGTTGCTTCCATTAGGGCTAAATTTACTGCCGTGTACTGACATTATGACATAGATTTGCGTCGCATTTTCTTTTTATCCTCGCCGTTGTTAGTCTCATGTTGCTTTCCGGCGTTCTTATTATATATACGCTCCATATCATTTTCCATTTTATCAAGTCCGTCTTTGACGAATTGGCGTAATTTCTCGGTAGAAACCGGTTTATTCCACATGGTTCCAAATCCTTCATTATTTTCGATGTTTCCTCCCGCTAATGATATTGCCCCAGAACAGCGTTGACACACCGATCCGCGCCGATCAAACGCCAAGCAAAGCTCATACTGATCGATCACACCACTACAGATACGGCACGACCTTGTATTTATTGCCCGTTGCAACAGCTTTTTATCCCGCGCCAGCTTGATTCGCCGTTTCTGGTCTGGAGTGATGGTGTTGGTTACTGTCAAGGTTTATCCTTTTATGCGGATTTCCAGCTCCCTGGGTGGTATATGTCATAGGTCTGCCGATGACGGATTGATTTTGCCGATATACGGCGGCTATCCGATCCACGTCGAGCTTTTGACTCAGAGTCTTGGCGAGGTAATCCGGTCGCATCTCCAATATAATACGGTGACTTTGGCTTGTCAAGTGCTTATACGTCACGTTTCCTCTATACTTATGTTCAGTATATTTGGTACAGGCGAATAATTATTTTTCGTATTTGTTAAAATAATTTCGTTTTTTGGGCAAAAATACTTGACAAGGTATATTTGGCGAGTGTATATTTGACATAACGATAATTTGACGCGGTAACGGACCGCAACAAAACCAAAAGGAGGACGGACAATGAAGGAACGACATTGGATTGTTTCCGAAAAATTAAAAATGAAATGTCAGCCTATCTGTGACATTAGGGTATCTCGAGAATTAGCAAAACAGCATAACCTAAGCGTAATATCTGATGATTTGGCAATGTGCTACGCCTATACCGATCACCGCACTATCACGCCCGTTGAGTTTTGGAATAAGATACTGACCGACGGAAAGGACGCAAAATAATGTACAAACAAACTCTCGGTGACGCGACAAACGTCGTCATTGCGTACACTCTTAAGGGCGTTTGGGATCATCCAACCCGCGCTAAGGTTATGTGGGACGCCTTATACAACAATAGTCAATCAGCACTACTGTTGTGGCTTGACAAGTACGGCGGCGCGCGTACCGGCTTTTTTAAGGACATCCTTGACGGTCGTGACTTACCGCGATCTGCCTATGACAGATTGGCGATGTTGCTCCCTACTCTTGGGGAGCGTCCTGACTTATCTCGCGAGATGGTGCTGGATGCCGTCAAGTATTATAGGCTTGGGTTTTCCTACGACGAGTCGTCTGATTTTTTTCAAGCCATAAAATCGGCGATGGTTGCCGAAGATCGTCGCGAAAGCGCCGAGTGGGTTGCAAACGGCGGTATCGCTGGTATGTGCCAAATCTAACAACAAAACACAGGAGGAAAGACAATGAAATCTTATTTCGCGATGCGCCAAGTAAGAGCCCATCAAGCTTGGCAAGACTTTTGCGGGTATGAGAACATCCTTGAATGCTTGGAAATCAATTCAGAACCTGCCAGCATCTGGCTCGGAGAGCACAGATACTCGTCTGATGAGATCGTTGAGATACCGGAATTTCTCTACTGGATGCTTGAGGTTGAAAAGGAACGAGTCGATGCACAATTAGCACGAGACCGAGAGTCGATAAGAGGTTAATCCCTCAGCCTCGTGACGCGGCTTGACTCAGATCAGCACGAGGCTCAAACAAACAAACAAACAACCAAAAGGAATCTAACAATGGCAGAAACGAAAATCATTACGCGTGCCGACCTAAAAGACGGCACGTACCAAGGAGTCGAAATGAAGCCAGAAGAACTACGTGAAGAGGCGCGCAAAATACGCAAACGCGTAGAACTAATAATAAGCTCCACTCCAGAGGATCGTCCAGTTTATTGGAGTCACATTGCGCCTCTAATGAACGCCGCCGAACACCTAAGCGCTACGGCAAACGCGCTTGATTTTGTCGCCGAACTGGACAAGGATATACACACGGAGTTGCTGGAATGATACCAAAATCAACAGAAATCTCCCGTATTTGCGGTGTTACCCGCAGAACGGCACAAAACTGGTTGTCAGGTGCTCGTGCACCGCAACCAAAGTATCGCAAAGTAATCAAACAACATTTTCCAGATTGGAAACTTGCTGTCGTGTTGACGACGCGGGATGAGTTGCTTTCAACAGCATCAACTCTCGCTCGGCGAGTTCTGCATCTGGAAGAAAAACTCAGGGAGTCGAAATGAAATCAAAGAAACCACATGAGACCTTTTACGAGTTCCGTGAACGCTTAAAGCGGAATATGGAACCCGCTCCTCCGATCCCGACGAACTTCGTAAATTACCTGGACGACGCGTTAGACTCAATAGCAGAGATTGATGATGACAATGTTTTCTCGCCGGTTGTTTTCACTCTTTGCATCGATGACTTTCTTGACGATCCAGAGGATCAGTACTCAAGTCCGTTCTTATCGACTGCCTTCGGCGGTCGGGAGTGGGATAAATGATTGATTCTTTAATAACCTTAGCGTTTATTGCGAGGGGTTACAACCATGTGTAAGCCCTACTCGTGGATCGGATTTGTCAAACCCGGAGGAGTGCCTGAGTTTGGCGATGATCCGACAGGAAACGATAACCATACTGGATGCTGCGAAGCTAACGGAATTAAAGCAGGGCACGAGGATCGTTGTCAAGTGCAAAAATTTGAGCTTGATATGTATAGTGCTGACGCAACACTATTTATTGACGGCGAAAGACGAGAGTGGTTTACGCCTGAGTACGAGGAGAAAGCCCTTGCGTACGCTCGACGGCGTATTGAAACATTCCGAACGATCTCCTATGATGTAGATGAGATAAAAACGGGTAACTGGCTGATAACGTGCAACATCAAGATTGGAAATGACACGCGTTAATTGTACTTTATGCCTAAAGCAAGACCATCGTCAGTTGACGGGGGTCTTGCTTTTGTTAGATTGTTCCCGCGCGATTATCTTTCCTTGTAATTTTATTTTGTTCTTTGTTTAATTGTTCTGATATTCTGTCTTGTCGTCTTTTCTCAAGCATTGCCTTGTATGATGCTATTTCGAGTTCAGCGCAATACCCGCAGACGGCAGGGCAAAGATAACCGTCAAATCCTCGCATTACTTGGAGTTTTATTATTCGCCCGCAACGGAATTCGTTGCTATAAACGCCGTCACAGACCACTTCCAATTTGCTTGCAAGCATGACCGCCGGAGTACCCAAGAAGTGATTAAATCCGATTGCTGCTATTATGTGATGAGGAATATCCGAGCGTCCATGTCTCTGCATGTATTCTGTTGCAATTTTTTCTTTTGGAACGTTTGGCGAACATTCAATTTTTATACCCTGAAAGTACGGCATTTGAGATAGTTTATATTTCTTAATCTCTTCGGTAAGCCTTCTACCGTCAATACAGGTTACTTCTTTTTGAGGTGCTTGACCTGTCTTTATAAAGTGGGCTACGTAAAGACCAAACGTTTCGGGTGTTGTGTCTGATATACCGTAAAGGAACTCGCTCAAGATTCTCTCCTGATGTCGATGAATACGTCCATCCAGTTGAAGTAAGAATTATATTTACTGTCTTTTTTGGGTTTTGTTAGTAGTTTTCGGGCAGATTGAATCTGATCGAACCAACTGAAATTGCCGGAACGATGGTTTAATATGAACTCCAATACCTGTAATATCTCTTGTTCTGAATACTGCGCGTCAAGTATGTCTTGGAAAGCCCTCGATTGATCTTCGATTGTAATGGCTATATTTGGTCTAATTTTCTTTTGGTTATTGACGAACGCGGTTGCTCTTTTAATCGCAAATTCTGATATTGGTGTTTGTTCAACCTTCGTTGACTTTCGTTTAGAAATCTTTTGGGATGATTTTTCAACACTCGCGTTCACGTCCGTCGCCATCGGCGCGGACAAAAGTGCGTTAGCACTCTTTAATTGAATCTGAACATCTGAACCTCTTACATCTGTATTAGTGTTCATTCGTTGTTCATTCGTTGTTCGTTCGTTGTTCATTGTTTCGCAACTGCGCTGTTCACTATCAGATTTATCATCTATCCAAGCGCATGTAATTAGTGAACATTGGTTATCTGTTTCGATGTTCACTCGTTGTTCACTTTGAAGTGATTTTAGAAGACGATAGCACTTCGATTGCTCAACGCCTGTTAGCTGAGAAAGTTGCTTTCTTCCAAGAGTAAGTTGACCGATACTCAAGTCAATTGTTTTTCCATGAAACGAAGATTGACGCGGTTGAGAAAATCGTGCCATCATTGAAAGGCGAGCCACTATTGCAACAAAATCGGGATCGTTGCTTTTGGGGTGAAACTCAAGCCAATCAGGTATTTTCCTGAAATAATTCATTTGGGAATCCAACTCTAAAGGGTTGATGGACGGGGTGAAGTTCGACGAGTTGGGGTCGTCTTCACCGCCGTCCGCGCGGGTTGCAAGACCGCTATCAACCTTAAATTTAGATGTTTTCATTGTTCAATGCAAGTGATTCGCTGTAATTTTAGATAGTCTTCAAGTAGTTGCTTCATGTATGGTTTTTCACCAATACGTGGAACTTTCCGAACCCACCAACGACCACTAATTTTAGTAACAAGATAAAAGGACACTTGCCGTCCCCCGAACGTTTGCGTTGCGACCTTCAACTTAACATTAGCGTCGTCACGCATATATCCCTTAACCTCGTAGTAATCTATATGGTTAACATTTGATTCTTTGTTAAAATGAGTAACCCTGAAATCAGGCGTATAAGAGCAACGATAAGCAAGGACGAGAGGTGGATGAGGTTGCGCTTCGATTGTCGCATTTGGAAGCATGAGTCTTAATAGCGATTCGAACTCTCGCTCCCAATGATTGCTACGCTTGTTCTGCTTCGTTGTGGCGGGCTTTTGATCCTTAGTGCATATTTCTTTACCTTCCGGCAGAGATCGTGCCTCTGGAGGGCTTAAAACAGGTTTTAATGGAATCAATCCGCGCCTTTGGAGATCACGAAACTCCTCATCGGTTATGTGAACGTGTCTGCTCATGACTCAATCCTTAATGGGTTGATAACTTCTACCAGAGTACAGGATACAATTTTCATCGTAACCGGTTATTACTGTCCTCTGATGACAGGGATGCAAATCTCTCCAGTTATCGGTTTCGTAGTACAACCTCGCACAAATCTTGCAGTATTTGCCGCTTTTCATGCGCAGGTTATCGCATCCGGGTTCGTTGCATAAATCAATCTCAACGGGATCGGTTAAAACCGGATTGACGACAGACGATTTGTTTTGATTATGCCGCTTCCTGCACTCCCGACAACGTTCGCCTCTGACGCGGTAATTTAATAGCCCGCTACAATCGATGCAATACTTTTTCGGATAGACAGCCTTACTCCCTCGTGTTCTTGTATGTGACGCGCCTGAACACGCACAACAAATAATGCTATCCCATGTCTTAGGAAGCGACTTGCCACAACGGTCGCAGTTTGATGATTTTATGGTCACTTTGCCTCGTCCTTGTAATTACTTAATTTATCACTCAATACCTTTGGTTTATAGCTCAGGCATAGAGGGCAATTTACCTTCTCCCAGTCGTTAATGATTATGTGATCCATCTTAATAATACCAAGACATCCGCGCGAATAGTCAGCAACAGAAATATGATGATAACGAATAAGTTGTTGTTCTAAACGGGCAAAAGGCTCGATGAGATTACCAGTACTATCAACCACAAATATCCTATTTGGCTTTATCATTTCTCGTCCAGAATAAATTTCTTACCAATCATACCCATTTCGAAAACTCGGTTTAGTGTTTCAACCGACTGTTGTTTATCGATACCGTCACTAAACTCTATTTGATTAGGATTTTGTCTCTTCAAAAACCTTGTTCGTCTCGCATTCTTTTGGCGGTAAGTCTGATCGTATCGATTATGACAACGCTGGCACATTGCTTTCAAATTCTCAGGTCGATTGTCGGTAGGATCGTTGTTAAGATGTGCAACAGTTAGGATAATCCTACCGTGTGCGTAAACCGCTTTCGTGTAATTGACTTCAATGCAACGGTGATCGCTATGCAACCCGCACTCGGTAACGCATTCGCATTGACCTCCTGATCTTTCGATAATACTCTTGCGTATTGTTTTCCAGTTGCGAGGGTAGAGCGCCTTTTGCGATTCGCGTATTGGCATCAGACCTCATTCCCCCAAACCGTCCATCCTTCTACCGGACGACGGGCGAAAAGTTCTAATTTGTTCGGTCTGTCGCCGAGTAGTTGGATGATCTTTTGCCGGAATATCTCAGGTTTAACCGAGTGTTCTTGGAGAGGCGCAAAAGTAAGATTGCGAACAGACGCGTTGATTCGTCTTGGCGGCTTCCCTCGCCTTGCCAATAAGACAAATTCAGGGTTTGCTCTTGTATAATAGCCGTTTCCGATCTTGCAGAATTTATCAACCTCGTCCAGCTTAATAAGCTGATTTGTGTCTGCTCGAAGATTTGTTTTAACCCACGTAAAAACATAGGTTGATGGCTTGAATCCCCACGCGTAGCATAGTTTAGTTGACCAATCCAGAGCCATTGTTGGAAACGTTGTCCACATAAACAGATAGGCGTTATCTGCGGCAATGTCTGCTACCGGTAGTTCCATAAGCTCTTTGATGTCCAAGCAGGGATAGTGCCTCGCGGCGTTCCTGTCTCCGCCAGCAAAATACTTCCATGGTGGATCGGCGTAGATTATTTCAAATTTGCCGGTCGGTAGTGGTGCGAAGACGCTCACATCATTCCCCTTTGGGTAATAGATGCGCCAGACGACTGATTGTTAAAGATTGAACTTTTCGCCTAAATCGTGAGCAGTTCCGCTCGTGGATGCCTGTTGCAAGCCTTCCACAGCAGCACCATATCAACTGAAGGTCTGACTGTTCATCCTCGACTACCTTAATGGTTGAAAACCATTCACTTGTGTGGTGCTTAAAGAGGTATAAAGCCTTGTCGTTATGCTTCATCTTAGCATTCCCTTTGATTTGAAGAACCAGCAGTTACTTGATCGCTTCAAGTACTTTTCCTCAGCCATTGTCTGCCTATTTGACTTTTAACGTCACCTTTGGAATTGTTTCGACTTCAAACTTAAGCTCTCCTTCTGACGAGTGCAGAGAAATTACGTCAGCTATCGAGTGATTGGCTTTGATTGCTTTCATGGCTTCACTCAGCGAAGCACAGAAGCAGACACCAAAGCCATACGTGAACCCGTAGGGGTTATAGACCCTGACTTGATAAGGCAAAGAATTGTCGCCTTGAAACGTCTTCTTGCCTTTGAAATAGTTCAGGAACTCTTCATTCGATCTGTTGTGAAGAAGATTTCTTATGCTATAATAACTCTCTTCTGCCATGAGATAAATCCTTAATCTTAGATTCTGCTATGCTGTTTATAAGAGACCTAAGTCTCCTGTATTTTGGAGTCCAATCGACTCCGAATAACTCTTCCAAAAACTCGACGTTATATTCAGTAATGTCGAGCATTGCTGATTTATAAGCCTCTTTAATATCGTTATTAAAGTGATTAATTGTCATTCAGCAACCCTTTCTCTTGGTTTATCCTGTGTTCTGTATTATTTATCTTCGTCGCCACAATTTGCGGTCTCGCCCATTCACGCTGGAATTTCCGCCAATCGTATCCATAATGATCCATCCCAGTTGTCGGTCGATAGAGCATCGCCATCGGCAAGACTCCCGACTTGAGACAATCCCTTAACCGGAACTCCGCTTTCTCAATGGTGTCCCCTGGATATCCTATCAGGCAGTATGCTCGCCATCGGTGTGACGTGTTCAAACAACCTGCTTCTCGCAGCATATCGGTCGCCGCGTAGAGTGGATCGCGGTCATCTGGTGTGTCGTAAGCGAAGAATATCTGCTTTGGCTTCAGCGCGGCAAGCAATTCGGCGTGCCAAGGCTTCAGCCTCGCTGCTTCGAGACCGCCGGTGAATTCAGCCTTGTTTTGTTGCCGAGAGAGCATGTTGAAGACTGCTCGGATGTGATCATCACTACATGCCAGCAGGTTATCGTCCAACACATTCCAGCCATCAGTAATCGGGAGTTCCCTGATCTGACCTTCAACTTTCCATACGCGACAGAACCAACACCGATTTGGGCAGCCTCGCGAGGTGATGACATAACCCGGTCGAAGAAACTTTCCCTGCGTAAAGTTGCCACCGCTATGACCGTAAGCCGGACCAGAAACGTCAGTTTTTGTAATCCTTCCCCACGCTTCGCCTAATTCCTCTGCCCGTCTCATATCCCATGTAAAGGCGCAGGAAACCATCACATAATCGACCTCTGGCGGGAATAGACCCGGAGGATCGGTGAACGCCAATTCGTCGGTCGGAGTAGCCCTTGTTCGACGTGGAAATACTCTGGCTATTTTCGCTACGTCACCAGCCGCGTCGGCGTTGAGTATCACTTCGACTCGTCCTTCCATTCACCGTAGTTTAGTGTTAATTCCCTGACGCGCAGGATTTGAGCCGGCTGATATTCGATCTCAAGCATTCGGCGTTTCATAGCAATCCCTTTCTTTCGCATTCCTCAAGCACGGCGAGAAGTATTGGGGCTTGCTCTTCGGCGGTAAGACAGGCTTGCCAAACACATTTCGCCAGTTTGGTCTTGTCCCAGCTAAACCATGCTACTTCAAATTCATGTTTTATGATTCTACGAGTGGATATATCTTCCTTCAACTTACTAAACACTCGTGCTTGAGCGCTCAAGTCAGTAAAGTAACGAGGAACAATTACGATAGTATCATCCGAGAATGGACGAGGAGCTTTGCAATACCAGTTTCCCCCCAATCCTTTACGAAGGTTCTCATGTCCTTCGAATTTTGCCGCAAGGATCGTCAGGCGTTCGATTTGTTCAGGTGTCATAATTCAAAAATTCCTTTTCTATCTGATATATCGAGGTTATCGAACTCCGTACAGGGATGTTTCAATAGATGACACTTAAGACCTATCAAGTCAAAACCATTATTATGACAGAACGGACAAGTAATATCTGCTTGTTCGGTATTGTCAATTTTATTTTGTTCAGGTTGACTATCGCCCAGAGTAATTTGCCGACAAAGATGTAACGTGCCGGGAGGAGTCCATAAGCCGCACCTAATGCACGTACTGCC